AAACCAACAACTTCATCTTTAATGTTTGTAAACCATGTAGTGATACTATCTTTAATCTCTTGTATTTTTGTAGGTATAGTTTCTGTAAAGAATGTTTTTACACTTGTAAAGATACTGACAATTTTATCTTTCATATCAGTAAACCAAGTTGTAATATCTGTTTTGATTTCTTCATACTTCGTAGGTATTGTGACTACAAAGAAATCTTTAATCTGTTTAAATAATGAAGCAATATTTGTTTTTATACCATCAAACCAATCTGTTACGATAGTTTTTACTTCTTCATACTTTGTTGGTATGGTAACCACAAAGAAATCTTTAATCTGTTTGAATAGGTCAGCTACACCCTCTTTGATACCTGTAAACCATTCAGTTACAGTTGTTTTGATTTCTAAATATTTTGTCGGTATTGTTTCTGTAAAAAATGTTTTTACTTTTTCAAATAGGTCACCAATACCATCTTTGATTGATGTAAACCATTCTCCAAGTGTTGTTTTAATTTCTTCTATCTTTGTTGGTAATGTAACTGTAAAGAAAGCTACTACTGAATCTTTTAATTCTTTTGCTTTTTCTGGTATTGTTACTGAAAAGAAATCAATAATAGATTGTACACCTGCTTTTAATTTTTCCCAACCATCAGTAAGAAACTTTGCAATTGTACCACCATATTTTTTTAATACTGTTGCAAGGCCTAATAGACCTGCAATCAAACCACCCTTAATTAATAAATCTTTAAAACCACCAAAGGCCGCTTTTGCTTTCTCTTTTCCTTTTTCTAGGAAACCCATTTTCATCTCACCGCCATCATCACCACTCATAATGTCCTCACCGCCACCTGCTTGTGCTAAATCAGCAGCCGCATTTTGGTCAGCGATTTGGTCTTGTTGAATTGATACACTATCACTAAATTTGTCAACCAATGCGTGAATACCATCTCGTATATCTTCAAGTACAACCATCATACTCTCAAATGGATTCATAGGATTAGCAACTGCAACATTGCCACCAGATAATGATTTGCTTGAACCACCAGAAATTGCTAGTTGAGTGCCAACTGCTTTACCAATTTCTATTACTGATTCGTTCTTTAGTGATATTTCTGACATCTATTTAAACTTCTTATTAATGTATTTGTAAATTGCATATGCGCCTAGTAATACAACTATGGTACCTATGCCATCAAACCAACTTGTATTGTTGATTACTTCTAATAAGTCTGCTGTTACCCAATCCATTATTTTTTACTCTTACTTGTTCCTGTGTATAGACCAAACCAGGCAGCGCCAGCACCAACAACGATACTGATTAACCCACTCTGTTCCATAGTCGGAGCAGCCAAGTTCATATACCATATTACACATTTGTATAATAGTATGATGTAAACTGTTAAAAACAATCTTGGAAATATTCTCCAAGCATCCACAGCTCTTGCCATATCAATTAAACCTTGATACTTGTTTTTACTAGAATCTACAGTTGATGTATCAATTTCTAGTTCTAAATTTACTTTTTTTGTTTCTGTATCTGCCATTTTACCCTCGTCTTGCTTGTTGTTCTCTGCGTTCTTTTTCTTCTTTTAGATAATTAATTAATAATGAAACATAAACCTCCCTCTCCCAAGGTATCATATCTTCTAATTCACCTAACGAATATTTATGATGTTGCATTAAAGCAAAGTTCGTTTCAAAATAATTCGTTAACGAATCATGTGAGAGGGCTATACGAAAAAACTTGCTAGTCCCTTTATAGTAACCTCAGACTCAACTTTTGTCTTTGGATTAGTCACTTGTACTTTATGTTCTAACCTTGGCATACTATTATAAAAAGTAGTTAACTTTTTCATCTGTTCAGCCGTTAAGTTCTCTAAAAATTCTGTCAACTCTTTTCTTTCTATATCTTTGGCTAAATGTACTTCTTCGCCCTCGTATATACTTTCAATAGAGTTTTCAATCATCTTATAAGTTTTTTCAATATTAACTTCACCTGTTAGTGTTTCACCATCAATATCCTTTAATGTAGGATATTTCATAGTAACACCTAATTTTCTATCTTCATCAATGACAATATTTGGTGTATGGTCGTCATCTACAAAGACCTCAATTTTAGATAAATCAACTTCAATATCTGCATAAGTTTCACCGTCATCTGGACATAAAACTTTAATCTTAGCAACTTCACCTACAGACTTGGCACGAATTTGTAAAAATACATATTCAATATCAAACATAGGATAGTTTTCAGCTAACATTTCACCAAATGTACATGATTTAACTATCTCTTTAATGGCCGATAACATCTCTTTAGATTCACCGGATTCCATTGCCATTAATAATACCTTTTCCTCTTTTACAAGAAAAGGCCTATAATTAATGGTCTTTTGTTGTGATGGTAAAGTCAATTCATACTTTGCCACATTGGCTAATGGTAACGCCATAATTTACTCCTTTGTATATTAAAATAACGGTGGAAAAACTTTTCCGCCTGTCACCGCCCCAATTGGGACTCTTTGTCTGATAGTATTTACAACATCTCTACCTGCTCTTTTTAATTCAGGAGGTAATTTGTTTAATATACTACCAAAAAAACTGTTGTCTTCAGCTCTTACTACTGTCGGTGCTTGATAACCACCACCTGTTGTATAACTGCCTTGTTTATCCATTGTAATATTAACCCAACTTTTAAACGCTAGTGTAACTGAAATCTTTTGTATTGTATCTGTAGCACCTTGGTCATATGATACAGCACTAATTGTTTTTGGAAATACCTCAAACAATTCTACACCATAAGCAATTCTATCTCTATCTGCGTTTCCAGCAAATGCACCTAATTGATAAATTCTCAAACCACCTGTGTACTCATCATAAAAGTGTACATTGTTTGTGCCTTGGTCAAATGCAGCTTTTTGCCACATCTCAAAGAAACTTCTTTGTCTTAAATATTTATCACAATATACTGTCATTGAAATCTCACCACTAAAACTATGGCCATTCACAATTGATTGTTTTGGTCCATACATTTTATGGTCTACAGTATCAAGGTTTCTACCTGGCATATCTACAGATTCAATATAAGCTCTCAACCCTCTTTGTATTTTGGTTTCTTTTGTAAGTTCACCTATAAGTGTTGAACGGCCTGTTTCATCATTTTGGCCAAAAGCGCTGAATCTTGCACCTGCTGGTAATACAAAGTCACACATAAACCTAGTTGGTCTTGCAAAGCCTTCGCCCTCAGCAATCGTAGCCATGACACGACCAATAAATGATTGAGGATTAGGTCCCATTGTACGGCCTAATCTCTTATCGCCTTGTACATCATTCAATGACTTATCTCTAGGAATACCTAGTCGAATGTCAAATCCACCTATTCGTCTGCCGCCTCTTAAAATTGCCATTTATTTTACCTTGTTAGCTAATCTTTTTCTGTTTTTTAAATGTGCTTCTTCAACTAACTCTTTATTCTGTCCATAATATGGTACTGCATAACCTTTATCACACATTGTTTGATTTACTGACTTACCGTCAATCCACACATCACCAAGTATTCTACCAAACTTACCTGTTTCGTCACCTTTGTAAGTTTTAATAGTAATCTTTTTACCATTTGATAATGCGTCTTTCAGGAAGTATTTAGACAATAAACCATACTTCTTTTCTTCTTTATCTCTTGTTCTACTTTCTGGAGTGTCAATACCAAATAGTCTTACTCTTTGTTGATATAGAATGTCAAATCCCATATCTAATAATACATCAATTGTATCACCATCTACTATTTTTGTTACTTTCTTTACTCTGTAACTGTAATCTGTAGGGTCACCTAGTTTTTGTTTTGCCATTATAGTACCTTGCCTTTATTGACACCGTGTTTGATAACATATTTTTGTGTACCATTAGCACCAACTTCTACTTCTTTTCGTAGATTTTTTGTTAAATTTAATTCTTGTTTTTTTCTGTTCACTTCTTTTGCGTGTTCAGTTAATTGTTTTGTTCTATCTCTGTCCATTATATCTTACTTCTACTATCAGCAAACACAGAGCCAATACTTCTTTTCTTAAAGTTAGCTACTGGTAAATATACTGCAATTGCCATTTCATCTACATCAATTCTTCTAAATCCTGTCTTACATTGTTTATACAGATATTTTTTTATTGCTGGTCTGATTAGGTTTATACTTGCAACATCACCATATGACGCTTCAAGTTTTGTGCTACTATCAAATTGATTATTATTAGCAAACTTTTGCATACGCTCAAGTAATCTAAATCTCAATGGGTATGGTAAATAATGAAAGTTTAATCCCATAAAACCACCTTTGATAGGTTCTAATGGTAAAACTAATGGAAATGTATCGTAAAAAGGTAATGTTTTTTTGTACTTTGGGTCATAAACAAAGAAGTTCATACGACCAGCACTTGGTTGGCCATTAATACGACCTTCTCTCATTAACCTTGTTTGTGAAGTTCTATCTGCAATCAAAGACACAGCATTACGATACCATGTAGTGGCACGCTGTTGTCCGCCTTGCAAATCTTTTAATGGGTCAAATATAGTTTTAGCCATACTACTATTTATATAACTTTCCAATAAAAAACCCACCGATATTGCTATCGGTGGGCAAAGTATCTAAAGCGGAGAGATTTACTCTTCCTCAGCTAATTTACTAAAATAGTCAAGTGTATCGTCTTCGTCACCGACTACGGCTTCCGCCATTTCACTAGCTTTTGGTTGAGCTACTTCAGCACTTTTCACAGGCGCAGCCGATTGAGCAGGCGGGAGGTCTGCCATTTCAACTGTATCTGTGCTTCGTGCTCCTGAAATTACCCTATTCAGCTTCTCTTTGAGTTCGTCATAGGTCTTAAAATTATCAGCAGCAACGAAAGGTTTTAGAGGGTATTGTTTCTCCCAAATAGCTTTGATTTCATCATCATTGCTTTTTACAGGAGATACACCCTCAAACTCGGATTTATCGTAGTTCCAATAACCATCAACTTTTCTCAATTTCAGTTTAAAGTTTGCACCTTTCCAGAAATCAAATGGGTTGATAGGTTGTTCATCTTCAAATGCTGGTTGCATTGCTTCAGTAATCTTATCAAAGATTTTCTTACCGAATTTAAATAACGCAACTCTACCCTCATTCTCAGGATGTTTTGGGTCGCTCACCACTAGAATATTAGCGTAGTAAGATAATTTTCTTTTACGCTTTCTAGCAATCTCTTTATCAGAATCCACACCAGTATTCCACAATCTTGTGTTTTCCTCTGATACAGGATCCTTTTGACCAAGTGTAGTCAAACTGTTTTCAATATACCAACCACCTTTATCTTGGAAGGCATGTGACCATACTCTCTGCCACGGCATATCTTCACCGTTTGAGGCAGGTAAGAAACGAATAACAGCATAGCCGTTACCAGTTTTATCCATCTCAATTTTCCAGAGTCTATCGTCTTGGTATTTGTTTTTGTTTGATTGGTCCTCTGGTTTAAGATTTTGTTCCAGAGCTTTAGTTAATTTGTCAAAGTTACTTGACGAGGTCTTTAATGATTCGAAATCCATATTATTCTCCTAATTGTATTTTCGTATTGTTGTTTTCGTATTGTCTGTTTTAATCGACACTATTATTTATAA